TTCTCAATTGCTTTTTCTAGTTTATCTGCTTCAGCTAAATATCTATTACCACGTGCTACTTCTTTAGGGTTAGGTTTCATAATGTTAGTACCTGAACGCAAATAAGCACTACCATCACTACGTAACTCTTTTAATCTTTGAATAGCTGTTGCAGCATCCATACTGTAAGTATCTGGTATGTCTTGCATAAGTGCATTTTTACCACCTGTTACTTTATTAACACCTGTCACAATATTAGAGAATGGATTTTTATTTCCAAAGCTAATAGTACCTGTGTTAGCAATAGCTTCATAAGCAGGATATACAGATGTTCTAGCATTATCTAAAACTTCTGTTGTTAATGGTGCATCTTCAGGTAAGTCCAAATATCGCTTAGTAAGATTGTTTGTAACTTGTTGATTTCTAGCACTAGCTAATTCTTCTGTTTTAAATTTACCAGAAACACCTTCTAAGAAACGACCTAATTTTTTACCACCTACATCTGTAGGCAATGCAACATAACCAGCATCTCTGCCTAGTTTTAATGTTTCATCTCTATTAGCATTTTGTAATTGTTGAGTAGATAGACCAATAGCTTTAGGTCTAACAAGTCCAGCACCAGCAAGACCGCCACCTAAGCCTGCTAAAGTTTGAGCAACTTGACCACCACCTAATTCTTGTGTTGCTGCTTGTCCTAAACCACCACCTGTAGCTGCTGCTGCTTGTGTAGGTGCATTTGCAGTAAATGCTTGTTGAATAGTTTTACCTAGTTGTGACACAGGTCTTGCTAATGTTCCAATACCTCCTGTGCCTAATGTACTTGCTAAAGCTCGTGATGGACCTGCTACCATTCTTTCCATAGTAGTTTCTGGCTGTGGTAAATTTCTAGTTAAAGCTGGTGCTAATGGTTTAACTTGTAAACTTTCAGGTAATACAAGGTTTAATGCACCACGAATAGGTGAAGTAAGAATATCTCCAGTTCCCACAATGCCTTCTGTCAAATAACGACCTGTTAAACCTAATTGTCTTTGTAACCTATCTGCGACAGGAGGTAATGGAGTTACTTTCTTTACACCTAAATAAGCATCAGGGTCAAAACCTTGAGTGATACCTAAATATTCATCAGGGTTAAATTCTGCCATGTTAGAGTCCTAATCTTTGTTTGATTTGAGCTGCTCTTGGGTCTGTAGCATTAGAGTTAGCCCAGTCTAAAGCCTGTTTATCTTGTGCAGATAATTCTTTAGCTTTTGGTGCAACTTGACCACCACCTTCTTTTGTCATACGCAATACGTCTTGTTCTGCTTGAGCCCTAGCACGTTCTTTTTGTGCAATAACACTTGGGTCAGTTTCGCCAAATCTAGGAAAGAATGTTTCTACGTTCTTTCTAATTTCATCTTTAGTTGCAGCAGCACCTGTTTTAATACGTAAGAATGACTCTGACCATTGCTCTTGAATTTGTCTAGCACGTTGAGCTTGTGGTCCAGCTAAACCTCTTAATGGTGTTCCTGCTAAATTAACTGCTGTTTGTGATACTGTGCTTGATGGGTCAAAACCTTCTTGTTGTAATCTTTTTAATTCATCACTTGCACTTGTCATTTGGCTAAAGAATGTTGCTGCTTTAGCTTGTGACTCTGTAGCTGCTTTTTCTTGTTTAGGTTTAATTTGTGGGTTAGTAACAATATTACCGCTTATGTCTTTAATAGGTAATCCTGGAACTTTAGGTACAAATATCCAATTACCATTTACATCTTGTTGAGCTGCTTCATAGTTTTGAGTAGCTTTAATAGTATCTGCTTTTGGTTGTAAATCAGCATAGTTACCTGACTTTTGAAATAGTGCTAATGATTTAGGTGTGTAGTCAGATGTGTTAATCTTACCAAATGGGCTTTCACCTTTTTCCATAGCTGATATTTGTCTTAAGTCACCTAAATTACCTGATTGTTGATATGCTGCTAATGACTCTGTTGTAAACTTAGTAGGGTCAATATTACCAATGTTAGTACCACGTGCTTGAGATACTGGTTTTAATACACCATAGTCTTTAGTTTTTTGAAACTCAGAAATAGACTCTGGAGTAAATTTAGAAATATCAACAGTACCAAATGGGTCATTTCTACCAGCTAATAACTGTTGTCTATATAGGTTGTTTAATGCAGTATCAACTGTACCTTGAGATGCACCCATACCACCAATATACGCTTTAGCTAAATAAGGCAAAGCAGAACCTGTATTTAAGTTTTTAGGTGTAGCTAAGTAATTAGCAATACTACCTATACCACCAGAAATTAATGCTTGATTGCGTAACTTTTCTTCTTGTGCTGGGTCTAAAATTCCTGTTGGAATTGGTGTGCCAAATATATTAAGTCCTGCAAAATAGTCTTGTATTGCCATGATTTATCCTATTAAAATTGGTCGTCTTGATGCTTGTAATAAACTATTAAACTGTGGAGTAGGTGCAGGACCTTGTTGACCCATAAGTTGTTGAGAACTTAACATTGGGGATGGTTGTAATGGAGCTTGTGATTGATTCATAGTACCATAGGTATCTAATGCTAATTTTCCATATCCTAATGGATTACTCATAAGAACATCACCTGGCATAACATTACTAATGTTACTACCTAAAGAACCCAGACCTGTTCCTATTTGAGATAACGCACTTCCACCACCTGTATATAATGGCATACTAGATGTAGCACCTGCAAAGTATGATGGGTTTAAATATGTGCCTGTAGCTGGGTTAAATACAAGTTCTGTTCCAATACTACCTGGAACTGCAGCACCTGTTCCAGCAGTACTACCTGCTGCTCCACCTGCGCCACCCATAGCTCCACCTAGATAGCCTCCAGTACCACCTAATGCAGCACCTATAGCTGCATTTTTTAATGATTTACCTACGCTTTTACCTTGTAATAAAGATGTGCCACCACTTATACCTGCGCCTATAGCTGCTGCTGTTATTGGGTCACTCATTATCTGCCTACCTTTCCTACTACATAGCAAATTGGTTCAAGAATGAATCTGTAAACCATACCTAAATTATCTCTAGTTTTACCTCTTTTTTGTTTCCATATATCAGCAGTACGGTGTCTTGCGATATGCTCTAAAACACCCCTTAAAATGCGTTGTAGGGCATTCTTTTCACCTGCTTTGTAAGCATAGTTTACTAATGGTAAAAATAGAGTGTGATAACCTTTTTCGTATGCTGGGTCTAAGTCTTTAGATTGAGCTAACCAAATAGCGTTACGGAAACTACCAAAGCCATATTCAGCATTCATAGCTGTACATACAATCTTGCCACCACCTGATGTTGTTGATGTAGTAGTTAATGGTTGACCAGCTACTGTAGATGTAAATTGTGAAAGTTTTTGATATGGTAAGTTTTGTTGGAAGTTAAATCTGTCTAAGTCAGCTTGTAGAGCTTTTTGAGCATAATCTTCACGAGCTTGACCAGTTTGTAATAGTTGGTTAATAGGTTGATAAGCCGCTTGAGCCATAGTAGGTGCATTTCTAGCTGCTTGTTCTTGTAAGCCACGTTCTGAAGCATAATTTTGATATGCTGCTTGACCCGCTTGACCTGCTAAAGCATTAGCTAAATTTTGTTGTGATAATGATTCTAATTGTGTTTGTGCTCCTGAACCATAACGACCTGCTTGTGCTGCACCACTACGTGTAGAACCAATAGCTTGTTGATATGCTTGTGTAGCTGCTTGTTGTCCTGGTCTTAATGCTGCTTCTAAGTAAGGGTTAGCACCTAAATATTGACCACTTACAGCACCTTGTTGTTGAGCTAAGGCTTGGTTAATAAGAGGGCTACCTGCTCTTGCTTGTTGTTCTGCCATAGTAAGTGCTGACTCTGTTTGTGCAGATGGACTTACATAAGTTTGACCACCATAGTATTGTGGTGTATATGTTTCGTAAAGTTTTTGAGCTTCTGATAAACCTCTTTCTACGTAAGGTCTCATAGATGGGTCAATACCAGTTGTTGTTTTTTGCGGTTCTGGGTCACCTCCCCAAAATGTTAAATAATTATCCATAATCCATACAGGATTAAAGAAGTTCATTCCATTTAATAATTTCATGTTGCTTTCCTTAAAGTGTAAATTCCCATGTTGAAGGTTTAAAACCCATTGTGATAGCTTTTTTATCCCAACCACGTCTTTGAGATGTAAAAGTAATTCTTGTTTTACTGCCTTGTTTTGCTATTGCTTGTATTTCTTGAAATGCTTGTGTTAATAATAAATCGTCATTAAGTGATGACCATGCTGCCCATATATGAAGTGTATTTCCCATAGGCTGTAATACTACAAAGCCATAAGGTTTATTATCGGTTACTGCTAGAAATACCATAGAACGTTGTTCATAGCAGTCACAATAGACATCCTCTGCTAACCATTCAGGATGACCTTTGCTTCTGACTATTTCAAGACCATGTTTAATAAACTGCCAATGAGTCCTAAGTTGGTCTTTAGGTATGTAATGTAAAATCATCCTACTATTATATAACGATATACCTTATTCGTGCCTGTATTTGCAGGGTGACTGATAGTTGCTTGTCCATTTTGTTGTGAGCTAATGTAAGGCTCTGTAAATAAGTTAGTTGTAAATGAGTTAGCACTTAAATACTGAATAGTAACAATAGCACTAGGTGTTGCAGGTCTAGTAGGTGTTGTTTGTACTGCTAAATGTTCTATTGTAACTAATTTAGAACTTGTAGCCCATGCTAAACTTACATAGTCGTCTTTAGCTAGTTCTATATTAAAGTTTAATGCTGCAATAATATGTCCATAAATACTTGCACTTTTACGAGCTGGAACAGTAAATTTACTGTTAGACCCTGCAACATCTGAACCATTCTTTCTAAACCATATATCTAAGTCATGTTGAGCATTATCAGTATTAACAAATTGAATACTAAACTGAACATTATAAAGACCAGAATAGTCTACTTTTACTTTGTATCCATCTACTAAACTTGTGCCTAAAGAATAGTCTGTAGTATCAAGACTAATGTTTGCTGTAGCTGTTATAGTCGCTATACTTTGGTCAGTCGTATCTTGAAACGCACCGTATGGGAAGTATGTACTAGCTGACGTTTGTGTTTTAGGTTCTAGCCCAATATATGAGTTATAACCTATACGTTCATCATAGATAGTGGTAGATGAAGAGCCACCTGCTACTAAAGTAATATCACCTGTATTGTTAGACTTACCTTCTACAAGGTTGTTCACAATTTCAGCTACACTTCTAGCATCACCACCTGTCCAAGGTAGTTTACGGTACATATCACTACGTGCCATTATCTAGTTCCTTGTTCAGAGTATTCTATATCCATGCCAATTGCAGATGACCAGTTAGCACCTGTAGGTGTTAAAGCTATTCTATGATAACGACCTGCACTTCTTACAGAGCATCTATCTTCTTGACTTGCTGTTACAGATGTACCGTATGTAATAGTATCATCTAACATTCTACGACTTGCTACTTGCACGTTTGCAGAGCCATTATCTACAGAAGGTCTAATAAGAGTAAGCACAGAGTTATAACCGTATTCTAGGTCGTTAGTAATGATACTTCCTGTAGCGTTAGTTCCTGTGAATGTGATAATTCTAGTATCACGAACACCACCGAATAAGAACTTACCGCCTTTATATAGTCTATCGTCTAGTGTTGTTACAAGTGTATCTTCTGTTTTAAGTCCTGCTGCTGATGCTGCCATATCTATCGCAACACCTGTGCCTGAACCTGCACCTGTAGCTGTAAATAATACACCTACTGTATTAGCAACTGCACCTATAGCTGTAAATGATGTTGAGCCTACTGTTCTAATTGTATAAGACTTACCTACGACAAATGAACCTGCATTAATATTGTATGCAGCATCAAGACCATCTAATGTTGCACCTGGAGTAGCTAATGTAGATAAATAGTCTACATCTGTATCTGCTTCACACCATTTTTGTGTTTCAAAGTTATAGATAAGTAGTGAACGACCACCAGATACGTTAGAATAATTCCAAATAACTAAGTTACGTTCAGGGTCTACTGCTGCTGATATAGAATCAATATCACCAATGTTAGCGTTATTAAAAAAGTATCTATCTATCTTTTCAGAACCAATACCTGTTAGTGTTTGACCGTTAGTAGCATAGAAACCATCATCTGATAAGAAGTAAGCTGTGCCTGAATATTGTGCAATAGAATTACCTTCTATACAACCTACGTTACGAGAGATAGTGTCAAATTGGAATATAAGCGGTGTGCCTATATATGACATTCTGACAATGGCTTTTTCTAAGAATACGATACCAAACTCACCCCCAACGACCCCTGTGACGTCACCCCCATCGGGCAACAATTGGAAATCACTTTGAGAAGTCGCTGTTGCAGTCCAAGTGCTTGCGTCATTGATACCTGACCATTGCACTTTATTAGGGTTAGTACCTGCACCAATATTAGCTGCGACTACAAAGTCACGAACTACTGTAATGTATTTAGCAATAGGTGCTTCTGAGCTTGCATCTGCAAAAGCTGTAGAACTGTTTACGTCAAATGCTTGTATCTTTTCAGAGCCATTAGATGCAATTGCAAGACTACCAAACTGTAAGAATTGCCATCTATTTGTACCTGTATAACCACCTGATTTAGACTCATCTACTAGAGATAAGTCACCATTATCTACTTTAAATAGTTTAGTAGCACCACCAGCAAAAATAAATACGTCATTGTCTAGTTTAGCAGCAAAGCAATTATTTAAGTCTTCTGAAGCTGCACCTGAAAATGTTACTGCTGACTTAAACGGACCATAACCTACAGCTAAAGGAATAACATTATTAGCTTCTGATACAGAGTCTAATATGCTAGGTTGGTCAGGTAACCAATCTTTAAAAGCTATGCGTTGTACTGGCATATTAAGCCTTCATAATATAGCAAAGGGCATAGTAAGGAGGTAAATTAGCATTAGTGCCACTAGAGCCTGTTGTAGAGTTTGCTACTGTAATACCTGTTGTAGCTGTGCCTGTAACTGAACCACCATTACCTGATGGATTAGTTCTAGAACCACCACCGCCCATATCGGTAAGAATACTAGTTCCTGTTACACCTGTAGTATGAGTATGTCCAGCGTCTGTTACTGTTGCAGTATGAGTATGAGATACTACAATAGCATCTGCACTACCACCTGTTGCACCTACAGCATAAGTAGATGTAGCACCAACTACAAAACGGTTACGTAAATCTGGTGTAGAGCTTGAGCCATCACATAATAACCAACCTGTAGGAATAGTGGCTGAAGAACCTGACCATAGCATTATCATACCAGCTACAAACGCATTACCCCATGTAGGAGTATTACTTCCACCTGCCGATAACAATACTTGACCAGAAGCACCTGCAGTTCCGTCTAGTCTAAATGCACCTGTAATGTCAACTGTGCCTGAAGAAACTAATGTACCTGCTACTGTAAATGGGTCACCACTAGAACCTGTTTGTTGGTCTTTTAATAATGCCATTAAGCTACGAACAGCGTTGTTTAAATTAGCTGGTGAACAACCTTCAGCAATATTGATATTTGTTATATCTGTATTATCTGCTGCGGTTGCACTAAATTCTGAAATTTTCGTCTTTGCCATCTTTTATCCTTGTTGTAACCAAATGTCTGTACTTGGAGAAATATCAGTCCAAGTTTCTGTTCCTGCTGTAATTGTTGTCCATGTTTCTATGCCTGGAGTAGTTGGTGTCCAACCAGAACTTAAACCCACTAAAGAACTAAAAGGAGCTTCTGAAAAAGCATACATTCCAAACATTTATTACTCCTTAAATATTTCTACCCAATTTAATGTTTCTTCATTCCAAGTATATCTTTTATCATCTGTAGGCATATCTACAGGTGCTTTCCATTGGCAAGTTGTTTCATCTAATAACCATGAGTTATATGGTTTAGGTGCAATAAAAGCATCACGACCTTCGTCATAAGTGTAACCAATACCAGCGTAATTCTTACGGATATTGCCATTATAAGATGTTTGCTTCCATGTTCCACCTAAAAGGTTAGAGCAAAAGTCTATACCTATTTGTTCAATTTCAACACCTTCTTCATTAGATGTATCTTTATTATCTACTACTATAACTCTTGTTACTATATTATTTTCTGTTTGTGCAAAATGTGCCATATTATTTCCTATTAAACTGGTGTTAAACTACCAGAACTTGTAAATGTATGTATTTGTTTGCCACCAGAAGTTGTGACTGTACCACCTGTGAATAAAGCTGTAGCAGATGCGTAAGATATGATGACTACGCCTGAACCACCTGAGCCTGATACAGGAGAACCTGTGTTTGTTGATGCTCCACCGCCACCACCAAGATTGGCTGTTCCTGAAGTTGCTGTTCCTGAGTTAGTTCCTGCTCCACCACCACCTGAGCCACCAGCACCAAAAGTTGCACCTTGAAAAGAACCTCCAGCACCACCACCACCTGCGTAAGTAACACTTGAACCTGATATGGATGATGCAACACCATTACCGCCAGCACCTGATTGTGAACCAGCTCCATCAGCACCTACAGCACTTGCACCACCGCCACCGCCTGAAGGAAATGGGCTTGATGTATTGCCATTTGTCCCACCAGCGAAACCTTGACCAGATGTGCCTGTTCCACCAGAACTTATACTACTAGCACCATTACCGCCGCCACCTGAACCACCACTAATGCCATTACCAGCACCGCCGCCAATAGATGTAATAGTAGTTAAACCTGTACCAGAAATAACTGAATTAGAACCATTACCACCATTTTGATTTGCACCTGATGCTGTAGTTCCACCTGCTCCAACAGTAATAGTATAAGTAGTTGATGTAGATAAAAATATTGCACTTTCAGCAGAAGCTCCGCCACCAGATGTTCCTGCAGACGTTCTGAAACCACCAGCACCGCCACCGCCTGAATTACCACCTCCAGCACCTCCAGCTACTACTAAAAAGTCAGCAAAAAGACCAGGTTTAAAAGATAATGCTCCAAATCCTCTTGCTGAAGCAACTGCTAATCTTGATAATAATGGCATTAGTAAATCCTATTTGAATTGTGTTTGAGCAGCAAATACTGTAAATGTTGCTGAACCTGTTTTAACAATTGTGTATGAGTAAGCATCTATAGATGAAACATTACCAACAGTCCATGCTGTGCCACCTTGATATTTAGGAGTAACAGATGAACCATCAATTTGAACCGCATTATTATAATATGCAGTTGCACCTTGTGTGACTAAAAATACAACTGTAAGAGCTTGTCCTGTAGACATTAAAGTATTTAGAGATGTACCACTAGAACCTCTAAAGTTTACTGTCCAGTTAGCTGAAGCATTAGATGTATAGTATAAAACTGACTGTGTAGTAACATCATAATTAATTGTTCCTGTAGCTGCTGTAGCTGATACTGTAACTACTTCAGCAGCATCTTGAAATACTGCTGCCAATGTAGAAGTTGAGCCTGTAAATGTTTGTGTAGCTGTGAATGAAGTTGCAGTTGCTGGAGCTACATAGTCTGTCCCTGCAGTAGCGGCTGTAATTGCTGAAGTGCCATTACCTTTAATAACGCCTGTAAGAGTAGTTGCTCCAGTACCACCATTTGCAACTGGAAGTGTTCCTGTTACTTGTGTTGATAATCCAATATTAGAAATAGTATTGGAAGCTCCACTAATTGTTTTATTTGTTAATGCTTGACTATCTGTAGTGCCTACAATAGTGCCACTAGGTGCTGTTAAAGAAGTTGTCCATGCAGAACCTGTTGATACTGCAATACCAGCTCCAGGATAAACCATAGAACCACCACCACCAGCAGACCATATTGGAACACCGCTAGATAATGTTAATACATATCCATTAGTACCTGCTGTTAATTTAGATAATGTATTAGTAGATGAAGCGTAAATTAAATCTCCTGTAGCGTATGTAGATAATCCTGTGCCACCATTTGATGTAGGAAGTATGCCTGATGCTATTATGCTTCCAGAATTGTTATCATAAATAGATTTATCAGCAGGATATGTTATAAATATGTCCTTAGTACCTGCACTAAAGTTTACTAAACTACCACCATTGCTAGACTCTAATACAGTATCACGAGATAAAGTATTTCCAGATGAAGTATATGTGCCTAAACCTACTTCCCATTCTGTTCCACCGGCAATAGTATAATAGGTAGTATTACCGTTACCAATAGCAGAGAATGATTGAAAGCCAGATGATGCACCGGCAAGCGTAATAGTTCCTGTGCCTGTAGTAGTAGTGGTTTCTTTAACCCTATCTTTTAACACTAAAGCCATTTGTTATCCTTATCTCGGTGTTACGCTTAATGTTGTATATGCGTATGTTTGACCTAAGTCACTTGTTTTAATATTAGCAATGGCTCTATCGTATAATGCTGACCATGTTGCAACACGTGGGTCGTTCATAAGGTACGGTTCGGCTTCTGCTAGAGTTGCGTAAAGTAAAGCGTCTGGGTAGTATGTCAAATACAAGTTATTAGCTGTTGTGCTAGATATAAATGTAGGTTGAGCATAGTATAAAATTTGAATAGTGTAATCAGAGTTTTGGCTAGGTGCAAATTGAAACTCTGTGCCTAACATTGTAAAGTAATGTGAACGACCTGATAATGATGTTTGACCATTACGGAAAAATAAGTCAGGTGATTGAAACTCTAAGATAATAGGTGGATTACCCTGAAAGTGCATTTCTCTTAGCTCTAAGAAGTCAGTAGGAAACGCTACCTTATTATCTGAAGGCGTAGTTGTTGCTACTTTTAACATTGCTTCTGTTCGTAAGTCACGACTCATTCTTAATTGTGCCATCTGAATAAAGTCAGGGATAACACTTGTTAAGTCTGTTCGTGCTAAGTAGCTTTCTACTGTAGAAACAAAGCTAGTATAGTTAGTAAATGCCATCTAATTGTCCTTTTAGTCTATCCCAGCACTTGTCCATCTCATCTTTATGCCATTCACTAGCAGCTAATGAGCTTAACCATGCTGTTCTGTCAAAATATGTTAAGTTTTCTATGTCTTTAATGTTATTGGATACAGGGTTTGCA